AGGAAAAGCACCTGTATGATGCATTGTATGATTATTATCAGGATGACATGCCGTACGGTGTTAAAAAAGCTCGCAGCGGTGATCCGTTTGAATGGATCGGCGAGCGATTCTTCAATGACCTACAGGGATTTGACATGGTTGATGAAGCCGGTATTCAAGTACGAAAAGTACGCTCACCAAACATAGTTCAAACTCAAGCAGTTCCTGGTGCTGATATCAAATCTTTGAAATTCAACGATGATCCCTTGCCTATGACAGATCTTAAATCTTCTACAATTACACAAGGTCCCGATATGTCTTTGCCCATGATGGATCTTGACTCTTCTCCGGTAGCAGGTCTGGATCTCACTGATAAAGATAAGCCTGTGAACGAGTGCAACTACACCATGAAAAATCGATATTGCCCGAAGCATGGCCTTGAGGACTGTGGAACCATGGGCATGTTTGAATCAGACCTAGCAAGAATAAAATCTCTTGCTCAAATGAAATAAAGGAAATATCATGCCATTAGCAATAACAACCCTTCCAGCCAAAACTCCTGTTCCGTTTGCAAAAACCAAAGAGTACCTGGACCTACAAGACGCTATCAACAATGCCAAGCTGGACCTACAGGCCGCGATCAACAATGCCAAGCAATCACTAGACGATGTTTCAAAAGCAGTGGTTGCTATAGAAGCAAGACTAAATCCACCGGCAGGCGATAACAATGTTCAAGACCCTGCACAACGAGCGCAGGCTGCATTAGCAGAACAAAGCCAAAATGATGGAGATCTCAATGAGATGCTGCGGATCGCAGGTTTAAGAAATTGAACATCTTGCTCACAAAAAATATTCCATAATCACACAAACGACATAAATAAACTTGACACAGAGACAACAAGCGCATATACTGCAAGGGTGTTTGCGCTTTTTCATTTGTGGCACAGGCAACACAATCTAAATCATTAGATAGGCATTTTACATAGGCAACTTTATAGGAGAAAAAACTATGGCAACTTTAGCAGAAATCAGAGCACGACTACAGGCAGCAGAGACAAAAGGCAAATCCGGAGGCAGTGGCGGTGAGAATCCAATCTACCCACACTGGAACATGGAAGAAGGCCAATCCGCAACTGTCCGATTCTTACCGGACGCAAACTCCAAAAACACATTCTTCTGGGTGGAACGGGCCATGATCCGACTGCCATTCAATGGCGTCAAAGGAGAAATGGATTCCAAACAGGTCATGGTGCAGGTACCATGCATGCACATGTGGAACGAAACTTGCCCAATCCTTTCCGAGGTCAGCCCTTGGTTCAAGGATCCCAGTCTTGAAGACATGGGCCGTAAATACTGGAAGAAACGCAGTTATGTGTTCCAGGGCTTTGTGCGTGAGAACCCCATCGCTGACGACAAGACACCGTCTAACCCAATCCGTCGTTTCATCATCGGACCACAGATCTTCACCTTGATCAAGAGTGCGTTGATGGATCCTGAATTGGAAAACTTGCCCACAGACATCATGAGTGGTTTGGACTTTCGTATCACCAAGACACAGAAGGGCGGCTACGCTGACTACAACACTTCAAAGTGGGCTAGAAAAGAATCTGCACTCACTGAAGAAGAACAAGCGGCTATCGAAACACACGGCCTGTTTGACTTGAGCACATTCTTGCCCAAGAAGCCCACTGATGTGGAACTCCGTGTGATGAAAGAAATGTTTGAAGCATCAGTTGATGGCAAGGCATTTGACATGGAGCGTTGGGGACAATATTTCCGTCCTGCTGGTATGCAAGCACCCTCTGGTGCAGCCGCAGCAGATGTGGACGAGGATGTTCCAGTGGTCAAAGCAGCACCTGCTGTGAAGGCACCGGTGGATGCGTTTGACGATGAGGACACTCCTGTGGCCTCAGCACCAGTGGCCAAGCCAGCAGAAGGCAACAAGAAAGCCGAGGATATCTTGGCCATGATTCGTAGCCGTCAAAACAAGTAAGCAGCATCACACAGAGGGGCAACCCTCTGTGTTCTCTAAGATTTAACTCAACATGTCGGTTATAATTGTAAATTTTTACACTAGAACTTACGGCGATACTATTGCGGATATGTTAGCAGGCTACCATACCATTCAACGCGAAAGCAATGGTAGCATAATCAGTAAATTGCCCGGTCAGTTAAAAATTCCATCTTTTTACGATCCGTCACAACTTGAATTTCAGCATACATGGTATGAGCGAGCGAAGAAAAAATCAAATATTTTGCCGGCACATAGACAGTATGGATTCAACTTTGCTCGATTTGACAAAACCGCTACAGTCATATCTATAATCCCTGATCTAATAGACGTTGTAGCAAGAAGAACATTGGCTATTGACACGTGGAAAGAAAAACATCCTATTTTAAGCAAATTCTTTCACAAGTTGACCGATGAAGAAAAAATCAAATATACAAAAAAAACTGTAGAAAAATGGGCAAAAGACAACATTCTAGATAGTGATATAAAAATTCCATTGAGTGATTTTGCTCAGTTGAAAAATCTAAACCTAGGGTTAGAATATAATCAAGATGTTATTGATAGCATATACATTGATATGAAAAAATATGTTAGTTAGTTTATCAAAATCCAATGCTATAGCAAAAATTGTTCCTGAGGTCAGAAGAGTAGCCAAAGACTGGAAATTATTACAACAACAAATTTGTTGGTTTGAAGACATCAAAGCAGATGCAGTAATAAAACGATTTGTTAATACTCATCCAGTTAAATTTGATACCGAGTTTGCTTCTCCGGATCTCAAAGATTATGTTTGCAACAATGCAAAGTCGGGTTGTGATTTTTTTATCATAACAGACCGAGAGTTTTCTAAAAATTCCTTGACATCGATAACTGATACGATTCATCATAAAATGTCACAAGCCAGTGTAGGAGGGTATGTATCATTGTTAAGCTATTATCTTAACTGGCACAATGAAGAAGTGGATAAAACTTATCCAGATATATTCAGCATGGCCATCGATCAATGGATCAAAAAGCTGCCTTATCAAATTGAAAATGTGTCTGCGGTGATTGACTATCCTATTTTAAAATACGAAAGAGCAAACTATCATCCCGATAGTCACGGACTGTTTGAAGGTAAGAATTTTTTATTCAGTCATCCTAATGTGAGATTTTGGTTATGGAAGTAGATCTCAATATAGAGACTGGAAAATTCAATCAGTCAAAAAAAATAATATACACTGCCTGGCAGCAAAGCCGAGTCAAGTGGCCGCTCTATCTTAGAAATCGACATAATCATAAAGAAAAACAAATAAATTTATGGGACAAAATTATTATAGATCGACTATTGCCCGGACCTACTATTGTTTGGGATTCCGGAGGGTTGTATCTCGAAGGACTGGTGGATCAGTTGTATGTGGCCGAAACACACACTTGCCCATCTTGGATCAGTGACAAAATCAACATTGTAACAAATGAAGTAGATCAGGAATTTCGAAAACTTCAAGCTAAGAATTTAATCAGCATCCAGGCAAATACCATGAAATATAATCATAGCATTTATGATTTTTTGGTCAGAGCCGGTTGGAGCAATCAGGGATGGAAACCAGCATTGCTACCCTGGATGGATCAAGAATGCCGAATCTTTCTAAGTATTAGTAATTTTATGCTATACTACAACAGATTGAAATATACACGTGAAGAATTTGTAAAGCAACAATGTAACGAACTTGAGGCACAAGGATTTCAAATTGACTTTTGCACAATTCAGCAACCGGGTTCTTCAATGATCAATGGCAATATTAAACTAATTTTATCAAGGAAATAACATGGCAAAACCATTTGACGTAAGCAAATTCCGCAAGGAAATCACCAAAAGCATCGAGGGCCTTTCAATTGGATTTAACGATCCCACAGACTGGATCTCCACAGGCAACTATGCCTTGAACTATCTGATCTCGGGCGACTTCAACCGAGGCATCCCACTGGGCAAGGTCACTGTGTTTGCAGGTGAATCCGGTGCAGGCAAAAGTTACATCTGCTCAGGCAACATCATCAAGAATGCCCAGGCACAGGGCATCTATGTGGTGTTGATTGACAGTGAAAATGCATTAGACGAAGACTGGCTCAAAGCCCTGGGTGTGGATACCGGCCAGGACAAACTGCTTAAATTGAGCATGGCCATGATCGACGATGTGGCCAAAACGATCTCAACATTCATGAGCGATTACAAGGCCTTGCCCGATGGCGAGCGTCCCAAAGTCATGTTCGTGATCGACAGCCTGGGCATGTTGCTCACCCCCACTGATGTGAATCAGTTTGATGCAGGCGAGATGAAAGGTGACCTGGGTCGTAAACCCAAAGCACTGACCAGTCTTGTGCGTAACTGTGTGAACATGTTTGGTAGCTACAATGTGGGTCTAGTTTGTACCAATCACACATACGCAAGTCAGGACATGTTTGACCCGGATGACAAGATCTCCGGTGGTCAAGGATTCATCTACGCCAGTTCCATCGTTGTGGCCATGAAGAAACTCAAACTCAAAGAGGACGAGGATGGCAACAAGATCTCGGATGTGATGGGTATCCGGGCTGCTTGTAAAGTGATGAAAACACGCTACTCAAAACCCTTTGAAGGTGTGCAGGTCAAGATTCCTTATGAGACCGGAATGAGTCCTTATTCAGGCATGGTGGATCTCATGGAGAAACGCAATCTGCTAAAGAAAGAAGGCAACAGCCTGGTGTTTGTGACCAGCGATGGTGAGATCATCAAGAAGTTCCGCAAGAAGTGGGAAGCCAATGAAGAAGGCTGTTTGGATCGTGCCATGGCAGACTTTGGCAATCAGAAAACTGAAGTAAGTATC